GCGGTGCAGGTGGTCAAGCACGACTACCAGACCAAGCACCCAAGGAAATACATCGGTACACCCATGGAAGCGGCTAATCGGGACTATCCCCGAAAGAACTGGTCAAGTTTAATACTTTGGAATTGCGAACACCCAAGAAACAAGGTGCTGACACCGGAATTTGTGGACGACCAAACCGGCGCAGACTTGCATCGTTTCGGTTGGCTGCCAGATTCACTTATCGGTGACTTACCGAAAGAATGGAACGTACTGATTGGCGAGCAGGACAACAAAAACGCCAAAATAGCGCATTACACGTTAGGCATCCCTGAGTTTGAGCACTATGAAGATTGCGACTTCAGCCAGCAATGGTTTAATACCAAAAGCCGACTAATGAATGGCCTGATCAAAATGAAAGAGGTGGTTGATGCCTAGTCATTCTGCTAAACAAGCCCGATTCATGCAAGTTGCGGCGCATAACCCAGAGTTTGCAAAGAAAGCCAACATTCCTGTTAAGGTTGCCCAAGACTATGCGGCTGCCGACAAAAAGATGGCAATGGCAAAAGCCTTAGCGAGGAAATAATGGCTGATTACCGTGACATGGCTGCGGCGCTAAGTGGTGGGTATGGGCAAGATACCGGCCCGATTACGGCTGACACGCTGATCACGCTAAAGAACGGCAAAACGGCTACTGCCGCAGACTTGTTGGGAATGCTCAAAGGTTACGGTCAATCGGTTGGTAGCAATTTGGAATCATTGGTTAGGGGCGGGGTGGCATCAGTGCCAGGCATGGGCGGCGACATTGAATCTTTAGGTCGGGCGGCAATTAACAAGCTGTACGGCGCAGGCGGTGTAAACGTAAACCCAAATTCTGTATTGCCGACTAGCACAGACATTTTGGGCATGATGCCAAGGATGACCGCACCCAGACGAGAAACGGCGGGGATGGAAGAACTGGGCGGGTTTATGACACCAGCCACTGCAAAAGTGCTGAAACCGGCGGTAATGGCTACTGGTCGATTGGCGGGGCAAGAAATCAATGCCGCTATGACAGGTCAGCCCACACGGTCATTGTTGGGCGACATTACACCCAAACCATTGATGGCGGTTGAGCCGCAAATGCAAATGGCGCAAGCTATTACAAAACCAAAAGCAGAAGTATCGCCATTAGGGTTTTATTCGGCGGTAGAACAGCAGGCTTTGAATATTCCTAGAAAGCAAGGCACAGGTGCATCATTTCTTAATGAGTTGGCAAAAGGTCAAGACGTTAAAAAGTATGAAATGGAGACTATGGGGCTGGATGAGTTTTTGAAAAATAAACCCAACGTGACTCGCCAAGAAGTGCAAGACTACATTGCCAATAACCGTATTAATGTGCAAGAACGTCAATTAGGTGAAAACATTGCAGAAGACCCTATTGGAATTGCTCAGCGCAAAACTGTGTTTGATAAGTATGAGCCTGAAATACAAGGTTTGTACAATGAAATGCAACAATATGAAACAAACATAATTAATTCTAGAAATTTAGCAAGTAAAAATTATGCTGAAGCTCATGCGGCATTAAACAAGCCAGGCAATCCGCAACCAACACCTACCCCGCAAGATTGGGATAATTATTATGCAGCTAAAAAAGAATTGGAAAGAGTAAATCAAATTCCATTAGATTCTAGAGAATTTGCAAGAAAATTAAATACTTTGCGGGATGCAAGGGATGCAGAAGCTAATGCGGCATACACAATACCAGAATCAGAGCCTACTAAATATGAAAAATATCAGTTGCCAGGCGGGGAGAACTACCGCGAACTATTGCTGACTTTGCCTAATAAGCCAATGGATGCAGGCATGGCGGCAGAAAATTACTACAAACATTTTGTAAAACGCGGTGAAGAACCAGAGTGGGCGCAGTTGAATCCTGCAAAACAACAAGAAATTACAAACGCAATGCCAACACAGGCAAGAAACGCATCGGCAACACCAGAATACAGATCATCTCATTGGGACGAACCAAATGTTTTAGCCCACATGAGAGTCAATGACCGTGTAGACGCTGATGGCAAAAAAATGCTTTTAATTGAGGAAATTCAATCTGATTGGCATCAGGCTGGCAGAGAAAGAGGATATAAAAACCCAGAAATTGACAAGGCGTTAGAAATTGAATCTAAAGCCATTAAAGAAGAAAGAAAAAATTTAGTTGCTGAGTTGTCAGAACAAGAAACAAAAAATGGCTTTGTATCTTTTGAAGGCCAACAGCGTTGGGATAAATTTAAAGAAAAAGAAGATGCTTACAATCAAAAAAGCAAAGATTTTGCTAATCAAGTACCAGATGCGCCATTTAAGGAAACATGGTATCAGCTTGCACTAAAAAGGGCGCTGAAAGAAGCGGTGGACAAAGGCTATGACAGGATTGGCCTGACTACTGGGGCGCAACAAGCAGAACGATACAACCTTGCCAAGCAAGTAGATGAAGTCATTGCCAAACGCAATCCTGATGGTTCTTTTAACTTAGATGCAATTTTGGTAAATGGCGGAAAACAAGAAGCCATTGGTAAAAACATTCCTGCAAACAAATTGTCTGAATACGTTGGAAATGATTTGGCTAAGTCTATGCAGGCGCAAGAAGCTGGCACAGATGTTTACAGCGGCGATGCCCTTAAAGTTGGTGGTGAGGGCATGAAGAAATATTACGATGAAATATACCCTGCTTTCCTTAACAAACAAGGCAAAAAGTATGGCGCTCAAGTAGGTGAGACTAAAGTCAATACTGTTAAAGAACGTGCTGATAACAGCATGATTCCGACAATGGGACAAGAGCCTGTAAGATATTTAGATATAACCCCCGAGATGCGTAAAGCAATTAAAGAGGGTCAACCTTTGGCATCAATACAAGATGAACTTGCTAAGGCTTTAGTATGACAACCGAAACTAAAGTAGTTAAAACTAGAAAGAAAGCAGGCGGTCGCATTGTAGGTACGCCTAATAAGGTCACAGCGCAAGCTAGAGAGGCCATAGCAATGTTTGTGGATGGTAATGCCCACCGACTTGCACAGTGGCTTGATGAGGTCGCTATGGGTGTTCCTGAGCATGACATAAAACCCAATCCTGCCAAAGCCTTTGAGCTATTCCAATCGGTGGTTGAATACCATGTACCTAAGCTGGCAAGGACAGAGATCACCGGCAAGGACGATGGGCCGGTAGAAATGGTGGTGACATGGGGCGGCGTGAAGTAATCCTGCCATACAGCCCTCGGGCGGCTTTTATGCCGTTTCATCTGAGGACAGAGCGCTGGTCTTGCTTGGTTGCCCATCGTAGAGCTGGAAAGACCGTAGCGGCTATCAACGACCTGATCAAGCGAGCTATTACTGAGGGCAACAGGTCAGCCCAGTATGCTTACATTGCACCATTTAGAAGCCAAGCCAAGCGGGTGGCATGGGATTACCTTAAGTTCTACGCCGCACCGGTGACCAAAGCCACCAATGAATCCGACTTGTCGGTGGAGCTGGTGAACGGCGCAAAAATCATGCTGTTTGGCTCAGACAACGCAGATGCCATGCGCGGACTAGGATTTAACGGGGTATACCTAGACGAGTATGGAGACTTCAAACCTAGCGTGTGGGGTAATGTGATACGCCCTACGCTGAGTGACAGGCTTGGATGGGCGGTGTTTGGTGGTACGCCAAAGGGCAAAAACCAGTTCCACGACATCTACAAAGTCAGCCAGGCAGTGCCAGATTGGTTTCTGTTACGCCTACCGGCATCGCTATCCAAGCTGTTGCCAGACACAGAATTGCAAGCGGCTCGGTCTCAATTAAGCATTGATCAATACGATCAGGAATACGAGTGCAGCTTTGATGCAAGTATCTTAGGGGCCTACTATGGACAGGAGATGCGCCAAGCGCAAGATGAGGGCAGGATTTGTGAGCTACCGTTTGAGCCAGAATCTCCAGTATTCACCGCATGGGACTTAGGCTATCGAGATGACACCGCCATCTGGTGGTATCAGGTGGTTAGGGGCGAGATCAGGGTAATGGACTATTACGCCGTATCAGGCGCAAGCATTGAGGAAATAGCCAGTGCGGTCATAGCTAAGGGCTACCAATACACCCGCCACCACCTGCCGCATGATGCTCGAGCCAAAACCTTGGCAAGCGGTGGAAAGTCCATTGTTGAGCAGTTGGCGGCACATTTGGGTGGCATGAGCAAGTTGGCAATAGTGCCTGAGATCGGTGTGCAGGACGGCATCCAAGCGGTGCGGAT